CCCGGAACAAGGTTTGACTGGAATAGGCGTTCCATAACACCGGCCATACGGTCAACAATGTCGGCCTTTTCCATCGGTGAGACTTCGAGCAAGGGCGGGTATTTAAATTCAGCACCAGAAGGAAAGCCACCCAATGCAGACCGACAAACAATCGGCAATAACCGTTCGAGTGCCGGCGTGATATGAACAGCACGTTCCTGCTCTAATGTCTGACGATACATCTTTTCGTCTGATTCACCGGTCGAGTTCATTCCGGCGGGGGAACGTCCGAACAATCGGGTGACAGGAATACAGGTTGCACCGGCCATATCCATCATTGCTGAGTCCATAACTTCGGGCAGTCCGGAGAATGAATACTGCAACTGCTGAATGTCGTCGCCCTTATTCACAAGACGAATGCCCAGACTGTTTTCAAGAGTGTTAATGGCCTGCAACATTGCAAACATACGCCGCTGATGAATCGTGGACGTTGTCGCAAACATCTGGTCAAGATGCTCAACCTGTAAGACAGACAGGTTTGCTTTGAACGTGAGATTCGCAATGTTGTGTGCGACGTTATCACGCTTCGTCAATTCATCGTACATGGACTCAATGGCAGATGTACCCCACCACTGTTCAGCGACCTGTTCCCAGTAAGGCATTTCGGTGCCACGGAAGCAAATGACACGGGAATGGTGAATGCGATAGGAACCGCCATCAACCTCGTTACGAACTTCATAATATTCGGGGAGTCCATAATCGGGGTCTGAGTTATCGTCAACGAGTTCGAGACCGGGGTAAATACCGCTCCAACGGTCAACAACGTAAAGCCCACGGAAAGCACCGATCTGAACCGAGTTGATGTCGATAGGAAGTGACATGTCGTCTTCCTGACCGGAGATCATAATAATGGCAGCCGCGCCACCATAAAGACGGCCCCACCTGAGACCTTTGAGCATCGACTCACGAAGATGAGTTGTGCGAATCTCTTCCTGTAAACGCTGTAGGGCATCGGAATTAAGACCTGGTGCTTCAATCGAAAGGTCGGCGAGGGCATCTTCCGGAATAACGTTGCAGACGCGTTGAACGATCCACGACGTTCGATAAAGGGATGTAAGGAGCTGCCAGTCTTGAGTAAGACGGGTTAGGGGGTATTCGGTTGCGTTAATCAGATTATCTTCACCCCACCCGGTACGGGCTGCGGGATTTGCGAATGCGTCTGTGAACTTAATGGCGTCTTCGGTGTCACGAACCATTTGCTGTGTTCGCAAAGCAGACAAAACCTCATCGGCTGTTGCATTGCCGGTTGATTCAGCAGAATCAGCGAATGCCGACGGCATGGACATCTTTGTCAACAACCCCTGCTCGTCGGCGAGATTGATTTTGTCGATAAGGTCTTCGATGTTAATGGTTCCGTTTTTAACCCTGAGCGAGAAATTATTGTCCATACGGTTATCCTTTTTGCGGCAGCAAATCAAAAGAAGTCAAGCACGTGTTGACGTAATACCTTAGAGCGTCCGGCCCGTGGTCACGAACCTTGACGGGTTTTTCCTCTCCGAGTATAACACTGCGTTCATCCCATGAGTAGCCCTCCATTTCAGAAATAAGCCCGACACAGGACTCGTGAATCTTTAACCGCCGCTGACTGATAATGGAAGCGAGTTTTGCAATGCCCTCGGAAACGGCGTTCTCGGCAGCCTTTACGAAATACCCCTCGACCTGTAGAGCAGTGATGAATGACACAGCAGACGGATCGACAACAATGATGCAGTCTGTGTCATCGGGCGAGCCAATGAAGTCACGCATGTCTTGAACGTACTGGGCGTCGGTTTTCTGCATCATCTTTTCGCGGCTGTCCCATCGGTATTCACGGGAAACCCAAATGATACCGTCGTTGTCAATGCAACAGTCAAGAAAGACACAAGGGTTCACTGAACCGTAATCGCAACAGATATAATGCTGCACGCCATGAAGTGTGGGCTGTTCGGTGTAGATAATTTCGTCCCTGTTGAAGTCGGAATAGATCTGGCCCTCGGCGGTGACACGAAGACCGAGAATGAGCATCTGGTAATACCGGCCATGAAACTGTCGTTCTAACTCTTTTCGTCGCTCAACAGGCATCGCGTTGTTGTCAGAAAGAACAAAGTGATAACGTCGGTATCCGGGCAGCCCCTCCCATGTATCGGTGAATTTGGTGTAAATGTAATGCGACGGCATACAGGGGTTAAGAGTCCAGAAATTGCGACGGTCTGTTGAAACGGCGGTACGGGCCAATGCCTCGGTGATATAGTTCTCTGGGTGGGAAGAAACCTCGTCAGCATACCACCCACCTGCGGTAAGACCTTTCAGTAACAGATATGAGCCGGAATCGTTAGCACCGAAAAGGTAAATCACCTTGTCGCCGATCTTGATAACGGATGTACCGGCTTCGTCTTTTGTCAGAACGGCGTATGGATATGCGAGGTTGAGCAGACCGAAGTCACCGATAATGCAGTTACGCATAAGGGAGCCGTGCGACTTGCCGGTCATAAAGAAGATTCGTTCCTTTGAGCTTTGAATGTACCGAAGCCAAGCAATGAGGGAAGCGACGGTTTTACCGGAACGAATGGCGCCCTCCCAGACGGTCATCCAACCATCAGCGAAAACGCTTGCCATTGCCTTTGGGGACAACGGCTTTAAGCGTTCGAGGGCAATCTGTGCTGTCTGAGACTTAGCCATTTAATCACAACCGATACTGATACATGTAATTGGGATCGGAAATAAGACGGGCCTTAAAGACCTCAATAGCCCTGATGTCGTATGCGTTTATTTCGTAATGGTTTGAATCCGGGATGCGAATGATCTTGAAACCGTTTGAAAGGCAGATGCGTTTTAACTGCTTACCAATTTGTCCGAGAAGTGTGTTCCACTGTTTGTCGTTTGCATAAACGAAGATGTCACGAAGCCAGGGAATACATTTCGCAGCCTTGCACTCTTTTCCATCACCAACCTGAACACGAAGATCCTCGTTTTCAGAGGAAAGCCGTTTGTTCTCACCCTTGAAACGTTTAACCTCGTTCATGCAGGTCGATTCTCGTTTTGAACCAATCCATGCTTTTGTACGAATGGCCTCGTCACGCTGACGGAGGGCAAGTTCTTTTTGTTCACGCTCGAACTTAATTTGCTGCAAGATTGAGATAGCCCAATCGGGATCGTCAATGGTTTTCTGGATGAAGTTGTCGGTTGCGTAAACCCCAGACTTGCGAATGGAAGGCAAAACCTCATCAAACACCCAAGACTCAAACGGTTCACATTTCGGCAGGTTGCATTTGGCAAGGATGCGATAAAGACCTGACTCGGAAATCAAGGTGATACGTGAGTTTCCCGATTCCGACAAATCGTCGGAATCGAAATCTCTGGCACTGGCAACGACTTTATCCTTATCACGACAAAGTTTGCACATGGCAGATGTGTCGCTATGTTCGATGCACGCGGCAACATCCTTTGCAACGAACCATGGATTATCGTCACGCATGACAACGCGAACGTTTCCGAACGCGGGGTTAGAGAAAAGCTGAATACCGTTGTTGTTGTTACCCATGAAAGATCTCCTTTTTGTTGTGGGTTATTTGTTGTCAGAACCATTCTGACAGAACTCTTCGGTTAATGCCGAGATACTAAAGTGCCAAACGAAATGCTTGTTATCGAATGCGCAAGGAAGGGTGAACTCAATTTTAACGGTGCTATCGACTTCATCAATGACGGCAGCGGTAACAAGAAACCGAATATCTTTTCCGAAAACGGTCTTGATACACGGGCCGAGTTTCTTTTCGGCTTTCTGGATCAAACTTGAAGTTGATGGCAGTTCTGGTTCAAAGGCTTTAATCTTCATCTAATGAATCCTCCTGTGATTCAGCATCGGTGTCAATATAGTCGTCGGCATGAGATTTAACACCGGGCGGAGTTGGTGCAACATATTCGTCTGGGTTAATACCCATTTCTTCGGCTGTAAGGGAGATAATAAGTCCTGCCGTGGTGAGCTGTTTAAGCTCTTGTTGAGTTGGGGCAGGGGCAAATGGCAATAGGGCCGCGAGGACGGTCTTTACGGCACTAATATCGGTGCTTGTATATGGGCAGCCATCTTTGTCCATTGGTGAAATGTTGTGCCGTTCAATCCACTGTTCACGTTTATTGACCTGAGCCAAAACACGTGAACCCAACCACAATCCGATTCCGTACGGAGTCGTAGAAGATGGGTTTTCAATGTCTTGAAAAGACTCAAGCCAAGCCTGCCGTTGTTCAGAATAGGAACGCTTTTTTGTGAGGCTCTGAGATGTGGAGCGTTTATCGGTTTTGTCTTCGGGCTTCGGATCTGACGGCTGAGTATCGTGGCTCTCAGACGAAGATGGCTGCCGGGCTTTTTTGGGTTTTTCGGGTGGCTTTTGTTCAGGTAATGAGGGGATGATTATCTTTTGCCGTTTGTCGTTTGGTTTTAACTTTATGTTTTTGGCGACGCCGTGGTCTACTTTCCATTCATCAATCTTGTCGGCAATGCTACGAAGACGCATCGTGTTCCAGAATCGAGAGGCTTGAGTTCGGATCGATCTTTCGTTTGAAGCAGTGATAACCGTTCCTGGTCTCATAACCGAAGCCCATGCTTCAAACTTTGGTTTTCCTTCAAGCCACTCAGTGAGAACGAGCCGGTCTGTTTCATTCAGAGTGGTTTCGATTTCTCTGGTGATTTCTTCCGGAAGGATCATCGTCCGGTTTATTGGTTTAGGCATGAGTCTGCTCCATGAAAACACCCTTATGTAAACACCGCAACCCCTTTAAAATTGCGGGTGAAAGAGGATCGTGGTGTTTACATTAGCTGTTTACACAACGAAAGTGGGACTATTTGAGGGGACAGGGTGTAATTTGTAAACAGAGTGTTAACACCCACCTTGCGTAAATACTAATTCACACTATGGATTAAGTCAACTGTTTACATCTGTTTACATCCTCAGAACGGCCTACATTCATGTAAACGCGAGGGATGTGGGCGGTATATGTGTTCCGTATATGTTTGGGGTGAATGTGGCGGTGATATGTGTTGTGCTGACATACTGGCAATCTGTCGTCGGCAAAACACATGAACATTCCATCGCGTGTACATGAATTTTTTGGCAGTAGTGAAAACTCCATGAACACATGAATTTTTTGCCAGTGAAATTCAGCTC